CAAAGGCGGCCGGCAGCGGCGAATACTCCAGCGCCAGGATCAATAGCTCTGGATCAGACATGAATTGTTCCTTGAACGCCGAGAGCATCGGCTGCATCACCGCCCAATTCGCCTCTTTCATGTTGGGCGACGTCGGCGCATCATCGACCACGACGTCATAGGTGCCTGTCGTCTTGTCCTTTGTCACCGCCACCACGCCGGCAAATTCCTGCCCGGCCACCCGCACCATCGTGCCATCCGGAATACGCGTCTGAATAAAGAATAGCCGCTTGCGTCCCACGATCTTGAGGAAACCGCGCAGGCTGTCAAACATGGTCGCAAGCACCGTCATGCCAGCCTGCTTGCGCATGTGCTCGATGATGCCAGGCTGGTCCTTGTCGGCCTGTCCGAGCAGTTCGAGGTTGATGCCGGTCACTGCCGTAATTGACTGGATCGCATAGGTAAGCAAGTTGACATAGGCAGAAGCATCACCCTGACCAGGCTTCGGCATAACCTTGGGTTTGTTGCCGCTCAATGCCCCCGGCGCCATCCACGTAATGCCCTCCGGCATCGCATAGGTCTCTTCCGCCTGCCGTTGATCATCGAACGCATCCGCCTCGGCGAGAATACCGCCCTTGGCCGTCGAGTTCATGATCTGCATGATCTGGGACATGAACTTGTTGGCCCACAATTGCGGATCGCGCATCACCCGCACCAAACCATACCACTGCCGCTTTTTGGCATCGAAGGCGCCTGTAATGACGCCCCATGAAAACTGCTGGCCACAGGGCGCGGGATCAACCTTATCAAGTAACCCTTCGGCACCGAGGAAAGCCTGGTAGTAACGCCAGCGAAAGGCCTTACGCGAATGGATGGCGATGTTGGTACCAACCTTCTTGCCGATCTGCTTCATGCGCCCGGCGATCTTGGCATACTGATCTTCGTCATACTCCTGCACAGTGTTCGTTGCGGCATCGGCAACGCGCCAATAAGGCTCCTTTTCGCGCCATTGCACCACCACCACTGTTACCTCATTGCGATCGTCATAGTCCTCCCATAGCGCGGTATTTTCGTTCCGAATGCGCTTTTCCTCGATGCTCTTGAGCGTGGCCTCATCGAGGTAGTTCTGGTTGGCCCATTGCGCATCGATCTGCAGCCGGGTCTTACCAGGAAACATCTGCAGTGCATCGATCAACGGCATCCGGCGCAGCCGTCCCATGCGTCGCGCATCACGCAGGTTTTTCTTACGCGAGGTGCGGTCCCAAACGAACTCGCGACTGTCGATCTGTTCCTCGATATATGATCCTTCCGGCTCGTTCTCATAGGAATAACGCGACTCGGAAACACCTAAACCAGTGCCCAATGCCTGCTGAAATGACTCTGACTGTTCGTCTTCGGCATCACAGCCATCACCCATCCATTTCGACGTCGCGGTAAGCAACTCATTCTTGGCACTGTCGGCATTGTTGCGGGGAAGGAAGTTGATCTCATGCCGGCCATTGATCTCCATGCCGGCAATGGCGCGCAGAATGGTCTCAACCCGGTTGAAAACAATATGCGGCCGGCCCTGCTCGTCTAACAGCTGCTTATCTTCATCCGAAAGCTGATCGCCAGAGACAAAGCCAAGGTCGTCGGTGGCTTGTTTGCGCCACTTCAGGGAATATTCGAGATCGGAAATGATATTCGCTTTGAGGATACGGAATTGCTGCTGCGGCGGCTTCTTCGACAGAGGGATCAGCGCGCGACGGTCGGCCTCATCTGTCCCCGACATCCCATCATGTTCTGAACCCGGTGTAACGTCCGAATAGTCAACATCGTCCAGAACTGCCGCCGCTGCGTTCCGCGCCATGTCTCATCTCGCTGGATACCCGTCTCTCAGCCCCCCATCCTCTTTTCCAGTATCTTAAGCCGCTTGTCGAAGTCATCGAGATATTCGATCATGCTCTTCGGCGGCGCATTGTATTCCCCATACATCTGTTGCCGCAGCACGTTGATCTTGTCCTGCAGCATCACCGCATTGTCGTCGGTGGCATCGTACAGCATCTCAAGCGTCAATTGGCTTGGCCTCGGTTCATTCTGGATCGGTATGACCGCAGTCCAGCAATGATGCTGCTGCTGCTCACTATACTCATGAACCCGCTGCTCCCAGATCACATCCTCAGCCTCAAAACAAACAATGAGGTCGACCGAGCCATCGTCCTCGTGCTGCTTGAGCACGACCGCGGGAAACTCAGTGCGTCCCTGTCGCATTGCACCATGGCGGCCGCGATAGACCACCCAATTGCCGATCCCAACACGTTTGATCTTCTGGATATTCGGATCGGCCTCAGCCATCCGCTTTGTCGTCTCCATGAGATGGCTCACTTTGGGGTACCTCCTTCATAAACTGCTTGGCCGCCTTGATCGCTAATTCATTGATATCCTCGCGCAGAGGTGCCTCGATCTCTACCGTATGCTCGGTTCCCCCGGGATCAATAACACGGAATGTCAAAACCTGCCACTGACCCTTGCCATCCGAGGTGGCACGATAGTTCATCAAGCCGTCTTTGAGACTATAGCCAGCTGGCAACTGATCTATGAAGTGCTGTCGCACCAGCCTTATTCCCGAGAGCGGCATTTCTTCTTCTCCCATGCCTCGATCATACGCTCGCTATACTCATCCGCAGCCATCAGCCTGTTTCGATCATCAAGCTTAACCTCAATGACGTTACAACGGTCAGAGGTTGGCGGTGCGTCATAGTCGGTCACCCTGGGATCATGCCAAAGCTGAATGCGATATCGGCCATTGGGGCCAAGGCGATCCATCAACATATGATGGGCTTGATCCAGCTGTGTCGCATGGCTGCACTCAAACATATACATCGCAGTACCTCGGTCTCTCATCACTCTTTCCTGTCAAAATACTTGCACCAGCCCTGACTATACACCGCACATCCCCTCACATTCATTGTTGAAAAGATCAGGCTGACCGATCTCGGCATCACTGCGAAGATCTACTTCCGCCAACAGCTTGCATGACCGATGCATGAATTGTTGTCCTTTCATCTTCGCCTGATGGCGGATGGCTGTATCGACTTTAATCGCATCAGCCAATTCCTCACTGCTCAATGACCGCCATTGCGCATCAGAATGAAATGGACACCCAATGCAAGAAGACTTCGGAGCATTCCAACCGGCGCGATCGAGCCACGCATGACAGTCCGCACGGTTCATTCTTAATTCGATCAATGGCCATCGGTTAACGACATACTGCACGCGCGATGGTTTCATGCGGAAAGCTTCATCGGTGGAGATGCCAAGCCACATCTCCGTGGCACCCTTTGCGCGCCGACCGCCGTACATCTCCACGATCTTGCGACGAACTGGCTCGAGCTTGTAATGCGCAGTACATTGCCGGCGACCCATGCCGATCGATCCATCAGTCTTGATAATAAACCAGGGAACCGCAGCATATTGTCCAGCGCGAGCCGATACCCCGGCGATCATGTCATCGCGAATATTGCTCGTGCTGACCCGATAGACTGGAAACGCTAAAACTTTCTCTAGCCGGCCAAGATGCTCGTAGACCGCCCTAGGCTCCCAACCCGTATCGGCAAAGATCGCACAGTCCGGCATAGGTCCGATCTCTCGCTTTGTCGCCATCAACGCAAGCGTCGTCGACTGCACACCAGCCCCGAGAGAAATGATCCTCAATACCATAATTATCACCCCTTCCGATCGAAATACTTGCACCAGCCCTTCGGACTGATCAGCCCCTTCACGATCTTGCAGCCATCCGGCTCAATGAAAAACCTGCACAGCGCGCAACGCTCGTTCATGTATTTTGCCCAAGACGTATAGTCTGCCGCCTCCTTGCTCATGGTACCCATTATGTTTCCTTATTCGTCATAGATCATCCACAAACTGGAATAATTCGATATCCGTAAAATATCTGGTCCAGGCCGGATCTTGCCTCACATGCGTAAGAAAGGCCGCCTTGGCATGATCGTGATCCTTCGCAAACCGCAGACACGCCGGCCATAGCTCATCCATATCCCATTCGCGTTTCCATTTATCAAACCATCGTCTTATAACGCCCATTGCGAGCCTTTCATTTTCTTTTTCTCCTTGCTGCGGCTGCCATCCGCCAGCCAGATGCCGTCAGGCTTCAGTCCGACCGCCCCCGTCATCCCGGCGTCAGCCGCATTGCTCGCCCAATTGTGCAACGGGACCGACGTCCACTGTGCCAGCTGTTTGCTCCACGTCTTGCGGTAATTATCGAGGCATTCCACCAGCCTCGTACAATGCTCGCTATCGATCCACGTCAATGACAGCATCTTGCGCAACGCCTCGATCGCATCCTCCTTGTCAAGTACCCGAGGCACGATCTCGAAGTCGATCCCAAGGTCTGACGCTATCTCCTTCCGCGTCTTCGCATCATTCGCCCAACTGCGATGGCCAATATCATGCGGGCCATAATGTTTGCCAAGCGTAAAGCCACGCTTTGCAGCGATCTCATGCACCTTGCTGGCATAATGCTGCACGCCCTCGCCAACGTTCTCGTAATAGTCGATAATGCGATGCCGCGTTCCGTCCGTCTGATGAAACCAAATAGCGTTCTGGTTATTCTTGGTTTCCAACCCGATATCCCAGAACGTATTGACCAAATAGTTGGGATCATGCGGGATCGGATAGCCTATCCTGCGCTCTTCTCTAGCCTTCTGCATCTCCTTCTTAAACCACGTGCCCTCCATCGAATTGTAGAAGGTCTCTTCCATCATGCTCGGAAATTCCGAGTGCATGTCGTCGCGCCCGAGCGTCTGATGCTTCAGCACATACCAAGCTTTCTGCTCCGGCGTCAGACTGATGGCGTGCTTGTGGAACAGAATATCAAAATAGTCGCGCATCTCGCTGCTGATGATCGCAAGGTTGGTCTGCACCGCATATTTCGGGTCCATCCACCATGCGAAAAAATGTAACCTGAAGTCTAGCTGTGACAGCGACTGCCCTGAGCGCATCTTGGCCTCGGCGGTCTGCACCATGTCATAGAATTGACCGCTTGTGCCGTGCGCGGTGCTTTCGATCTTTACCTTTTGACCGGGGGCGATGGTATTTAAGGCGCCCGTTTTTATCTCGCGTGCAATATCCGGTTTGTCCGTCGCTATCTTCCCATACTCCGATATATGCAAATACTGCAGCGTCCCACCGCGGTGGCTGGTCCCCACATAACACGTAGATCCGTTTGACCATTTAAGCTCCTCTTCGTTGTCCTTGATCAACCGGATCGTTTCGCGCACCGAAGACGGCGTCCCTATATAGGCGGTCCTAACCTTCTGCAGCTTCAGCTTGGCATCATCCAGCGTATAGTCGATGATGCCTGCCGTGAAGTTCTTGCGCCAAATACAATGATCGGCAATGTCTATGGCTATCTCAGAAGACATGCCAAGCTGCCGGGCCTTGACCACGATATCAAGCAGCCATTGCTCTCGTGCATACTTCTGTTGAGCTACCCGCCGCCGATAGGGCACCAATTGCCCCTGTTCATTAAGGATCGAATACAGAGAATTCATCCGCCTATCACGATCGGAAAACCGATAGCGCAAGTCTTTATAAATGTCTGACCCCTTGAGAATAGAAACTGGTTCGGTCATCGCGCATCACAAGAATGAAGCCGCGTCGCAGAACGAAAAGGTCGCTCCCGCGTTCCAGTTGATATAATTAAAACCCGATAGCCGTCGCGACAAATTCCCGGCTGTGCGCGCATTGCTGGCAAGTGGCCCAAGTAACTGCAACTCATATCTAATTTGCTGGTTATCCGGAACCTCAATCCCAAGCACCCTTGCCGTGTCAATACCCGGGCCAGGGAAGATGATCGACACCGGCGTCGCACCATTGGAAACCCCCAGCGCGCTCCATACGGGGGGTTCTTCAGCAAGCCACACCGTATCCACCGCCATGCGCCGCTGATGCGAGACAAACATTTGCGCAAGGCCGTTGTACCCGAAGATGCGGACCGTGAAAGCCATCAGTGTCTTATCCCTATCGAACCAAACCGGCGCTTGCCGACCGGCTTACCTTTGTGCACCCGCGCCGGAAGGTGCTTATAGGCTCCCGGCCCATGTGGTGATGCCGCTATGAACTCCCGCGCCACCTTTGCGGTCTTCTCTGGGGCATTTTCTGCTGCCCAGCGAGCCCACCGGTTTTGTGCCAAAGACACGAGCGGCATTTCACCCTCCTCATCTATTTACCAACCGGACTTTGGCTTCGGCCTGCGCCAGCTAGGCTTTGGCTTCGGTCTGCGAGGCGGCTTGGGTTTTGGTTTCCTTGCCATTTCGTTCTCCTCATTTTCACCTACGGGCTTGGCTTTACTGGCGATGCCCTGCTGGAACCGCCAGTAAACATCTTTGATCATCTACGAACCTGGCCACCCCCTGTTACCTACGGGGTTGGCCACCGCTGTAGGCGACTGAACCACTCGCGGAAGCTGAACCGCTTGCGCTCCCGCTGCCGCCGTCCGGGGGGACCGGTTGCGGCTTGCCACCTCCGCCCGGTGGGTACCAGATCAGAACAAAACCCCACCTGTTCGTCCAGTACCATTGCCAGCCCTCGCTAAGCCCACCATCGGGCGGACATATCGGCGGCTTTTCCGGTGGGGTTGGCGGTTCTGGCAGCACGATCGGATGCGCCGGATGGGGCGGCATCGGCCGCGCCCACGGCGGCGAATAACCCGGATCAACCGGAGGCTCGGGATAGTGGATCGGCGGTGTCGCCACTGGAGGATAATAGATCGGCGGCGTCGCTATGCCAGCAGGAGGATAGTGGATCGGTGGCGTGACCACAGCATCTGGAGGCCATACCCCAGGCGGTTGGTAGATCGGATGCGCCGGATAGACCGGGGGTGTCGCGATCGGATGCGCAGGAACAGGCGGCGGTCCAGGGATGCCATAGCCTGGATCGACCGGACGCTGCTGATCATCAAGCAGAATGATGTACGCAAGAGAACTCCTCGCCATTGTGACCTCCTAGCCTATTGGTTATCCGCCATGAACCCGGGGGGAAGCACATTCCCCATCCCACCGGTAACACCGGGGACCGCTGTCGGTGCGCCCATGTCCGGTAACGAGGCCGCAGCGCCCGGAACGGGTAAAGGCGCAGCAACGGGCCGTTTCTTTCCGATCGCCCCAAAGGGCGCTTTCGGCAATGCTGGCATTTTGGGGATACCAGGCGGGGCCGCGATCGAAGCGGCGATCCTGTCATGATGGGCTTGCGTGATGTGCCCCTGCTGCAGCAGATGTTTTGCACTGGCACGGGTCAGGTTGCGCATATGAGACGGCGTCTGTGCCATCATCTGAGCCGGTGTCTTTGTCATCATCATATGAGCTGATATCTTTGCCATGATAGCGACCCTTTCTCAAAACGCCGGCACCGTATCAGACCATCATGACAGATGCCATATTCTCACGAGTTTGAGCCCCTTTTCGGTGCGCTGCATCTTCCACAGATGGCCCTTCTGATCGGCGAATACCTGCATGAGACCGGCTTGCTCTGGCAGCATGGCCGCCTGCCACGGTATCTCATCGATACCGCCGTTCAAGATCATATACCGGATGGTATTATGGTTGGCCTTGATCTGTTCGATCGGCGTCAGTCGGCCGCCATCATCCGCGCGCTTATCCATTATGACCCCTCCTCGAGAAAAAGGGCGGCGGAAGGAGCATCACCACCTCCCGCCGCCCCGGCGTCGCACGCTTGCTGCTGCTGCAAGGACCATACGCCAAGCCACATTCTATCTCTGAGGTTCCACATGGTCAACTGGGGGCTTACTCTCGACTGGAAGCTTATTCCCTTCGGTCTCGACTCGGGGCTTATTACCTTCGATCATCTGCTGCACGACCTCGCAAGTCTCAATGACCGCCACCGCCTTGCCATCAGCCAAATTGATCAGGCAATTGGTGGCCTTGTGATACATCCGATCATGCTCGGTCACACCTTCCCGCGGCCCACGCAGACTCGTTATCTGATCCGGGTTGACCTCAATGGCCGCGCCATCAGCACCATGCAATAGAATAAGAACGAACAGGAAGAGCATATCTTCCCCCATCTGTTGCACTACGCAAGGACAACCCCCTTCCAGGCGCCGTCATATATCCAGAACTTGTGGTTGGTCGTGTCATAGATCATAGGCACAAGACCGGTATATGTCGCCGCGGGAACACCAGTCGGTGCACCGGCGCACGTGGGAATGTAAAAGAAGCCGGTTGTGGCAGTCGTAGCAAGCGCGCCACCGACAGCGGCCCCGACAGCAACATTGCGCTTGCTGTCGATACGAAGCGCCTCAATAGGGGAAACAGAGCCACTGGCGGCAACATCGAAATACAAAGCCCCCGGCATCCCGCCAACAGCTGGAACATTATCAACCAGCGCACGGATCTGAGACGATCTGCCAAACTGCGTGCTGTCATCCCCGGCAAACACAAGCCGGCCAATTTCATCCGCATTCTGAACCGTGGTGAATGTACCGGGACTGGTAGACCGGGACTTGAGCATCTGCAGAGAAACGCCTCGGTTATCCGCTATCCAGGCCTGATAACCCGCCCCACCGGTAAAGTCAGCATAACCGGCAATATTCAACCTCGGTACGGATAACCCGGATGCCGCATAACGCTGGCCCGTGGTCAGGCCCAGGAATGTCTCCCCACTCGGTCCGGTAAATATGCCAGCCAGCGCAGGCGAGCTGACGTTGCCGCCCCCGTTGCCAACGTACCACGTGTTTCGAACCATGATGGTCGTGTTGGCAACGGCATTGTTGATACCATAGCCAGCATTGTTGCGGATCGTTGTGCCATCAACAAGGATGATAACCGTCGTACTGTTGTTCCGAATGCCATCCCGACCCGAATTGTAAATTGTCCCGCCGATAAACTGCACAATGCCGTTATGGCCGCTGACAATACTTACATCGTCCTGGCCGGACGAACTCGATGCGATCCAGGTGCCATCAAATGAAAACCAAGCACTGGCATTGGTCAACGTGTCGGCAAGCTGAACACATGGCCCGCTTGACGGACTATCAAGCGCCAAAGCCGGACCGAAGAAAACCTCACGGTTGCCCTCGGCGGCATAGTCATTTGAAATACGTAAATTTATGCCGTTGCCAATAACGTTGCCCGAATTGAAATACAGTCCGCCAAACCCGCCAGCGACATGAACGCCGATAGCGCATAATGAAACCTTCAGGCCTTCGCGAATGGTTAGATCAGCCTTTGCACCTGTACCCACTGTGCCGTTAATGCGCAGTCCATCCTGTTGGGCAACTATCTCACGCCCACCATAGACGCAATTATCCAAAGCATCCCACCAAACGCCATTGAAAAGCTTGTTGCCGGCCGCGCCGTAGCGGGACTGCCCGGCTACGCTGAAATTAATTTCGGACTGGATGACGTTCTTGATATGAACGGCAGCGCCTGCCGTCATGGTCGTATTGCTATCGATATAAATAGAACCAATTCTTATCCGGGCCTGCTGCACAGCGCCAGTAATGTCACCCACAGTAATGATGTCTGATGTGGTTCCCGCACCTGTATATCTAATTACGACCTCTGTAGCGGCACTCTGGGTTTCTAACGCAAAATAACTGCCATTCAACGTCAACGGCTGCGATGTCATGTAAATGCCGGAAGATAAAACACCGGCTCGAGGAGCAGATAAAGAAGCGCCTGCCAGCCATGTAAAAAACGCCTGCAAAGCAATACTGTCATCCGTCGCACCATTCCCAACAGCGCCAAAGTCTTTTGCATTCGCAACCATTGCAAACCGGTCCGCAAGGTCCTGCGATGTCGTTCCCACACTCGCCAAAAACGGCAAGCTATTTATGTCGGTCCCCACAATTTGGCGAGAAAAGACCATTGTTGCCTCCATTCATCTCATGTAGGTCCCAACAAGTTCATCTCATGTAGGTCCCAGCAAGTAAAAACCATCCGCACCCAAAAGAAGCTCACCGTCAGCCCCCACCAAATAAACCAACCCAGACCCCAATAAATAAGCACCATCTCCACCCTGAAGGAACGCGCCATCAGCCCCCTGCAAATAAACTAACCCATCCGGTGGAACAGGAAGCTGAGGCTCAAACACAATGCGCCGCGCGCTCTCGATCGTGTAGCGAAGCTGCGCCTTCGTGGTGAGAATTTTCATTTCTTCTTCTTAACGTCTGCAGCAGGTGATCTCGATGACGGAGATACATCCTCGACCGGCGAAACCTCTTCCCATGGCGGCATAGATGATCTCTTGGCTACATCCGGTTGTGCGTTCTTGACCATATCGGGTCCCTCGATCTCCCCTGACTGCCCTGTGCTAGGTGGCGGCATGTAACCCGGGGGCCACGGCACCGGGTTGTTAGGGTTGAGCGGCATATTGACCGGATATTGCCCATAATGGGGCGGAATAGCTGGATCATCGCCATCCTTCACCCATTTCGGGATCTTTTGACTAGTGATCGAAAGATCAGTCAGCGCATCCTCGACTTTGTAGATGATCGCCTGCACACGTTCCTGGCTGTTGCATTGGCCAAGATCACCTCTGATCTCTTTGAAGGCCGCCGTGTTCGCCTTGATGACATCGACAAGACCGTCATGCGAGGTCTTGGCATTCAACACCGGCAACAACATTGCGTTGGTATCCATCCTCTATCCTCCCTACGGAAGCATTTTGAATAAATGTGACTTCTGCGTCGGCGATCCGCTGTCATAGGCAAATATCACCTGCACCAACGCATCATGCGCCCCCGTGACATCAGCCGCAACAATATCGGTGCGCGCATCTTGCGATGCGAAATACCTCGTAATGAGCGTGCTATCCGCATCTATGATCGAATTGGTCGTGCGCAGGTCTTCGATCATCGCAATGAGGCTCTGGATCTTCGAGACATACAAGTTCATGAAACTGATAGGGTTCGACATTTACCCAACTCCCATTCTGAACATCTTATCCGACTCCCATAAGAGACATTGTTCCGCCCTTCGCCGCCGCCGCACCAGTCGCAGTGTAGTATGTTGACGCAACGACCGCCCAACTGCCAGACCCCGATGTGAATGCACAAACTTGCGTCCCCGTCGCCGAAACTGACTTCCATTCCTCGCCGCGGCCCGACACCGTACCCTGGTTCATCAGCGTAAAACCCGAGCCCGCCGTCGGGGTCGGACCCGTCGTCACCATTCCAACATGAACAACCTCAGTCGCAACCGTCGTCGCCCCCGTCGTCACCGTCCCGTTAGCCGATGCACCGGAATTCGTCGCCGACTGATCCAGCACAAACCCATTCGCATTGCCACCACTGTCCGTGATCTCGCAAATGCCGACCGAAAAGAACGTCGCCGTGCCCGTATAAGCCACCGACACCGTATCAGTCCCACCAATGCCCTGCTTCACATAGTAGGTCTTGCACTGACACGTATTGTCGCTGGTGGTCCGTGAACCAACCAGTATGAAGGTATTGCCCACCGTATCGGTCGGCGTGCTGATGGTGAGCGAATTGTCGCCTGTCACATGGACGATAATGCCGCGGTTGGCCGTCGTCGCCGACGTGAACGCCGCAGTCATGGGACTCGACGGCGTCAGCGTATCAGTCAGTTTAGAGTTGGTAAGTGTAATAGCCATTGTTTATGTACACTGCACATAAAGCGCGGTAATAAAGATCGATGATGCCGCCGCCGACACCGTCGCCGTCCAATTGTTCGCCGCCGTCGCCTGCACCATCGCACTGTCAACCGGCACCGTAAAACCTCGCATGTCGCCCGCAGGAACCATCACCGTCATGCGCGTTGTTCCCGCCGTCGAATCCTTGATCGCAACGTTGACCGCCGTGCCGCTCGTGTTCGAGATCGTCAGGCCATAAATATCGTTGAATACACCCGATGAGCCCGCCGTCACGATCGTGGTTTCCGTCGTCGTTGTGATCGTCGTGGTCTGAAGCTTCTTGAGATCGCGCAGCGCCCCCACCACCACCTGCTTGCCAAGCTTGTCAAATATTGCAGTGACACGCTGGCCATCACTGACCGCGGTCGGGTTTGCCGTCTTGGCAAGGCCGCCAATTTTCTGTGGGTTGCCGCTGTCCGTCGTGCCGGACGCTATTTCGCCGACACACTGCTGGTTCACAGTCGACTTGATATTCACCAGCACGTTGCCGGCGCTGTCCAACTGCAACGGCGAGGAATTGCCGCTGGTGATCGTCGTCGGCGTGGTGTTGAACTCACCCCCGATCAAAATAGCCTGCCCAGGCGTCGCAATGTTCTGCGTCGAGGCAAAGTCAAAGACACCGCCGCCATTGCCGACACAGCGCGAGGTCCATGTGCCACCTTGCGAGGCCGTGCACAGGAAATTCGCAGCATTGTTCTGAAA